CTGCTAATCTTCTATCCGGTATTAATTCCCATACTTCTGCTATATCTTCCTTAGTTAAAGTTGATAAAACAATCAACCCAGCCGATAACATAAGAGTGGTTACTTCTTTCATACAGGTTTTATTTCTTAAATTTATTATAAAGGGAAATCTTAAAGATATCAACACTAAACCTATTCCTAATGTATATATTGTACTTAATATTCTAAAGTATTTTCTTCTGTTTGTTGTAAATAAATAACGAATACCAGCCGCTGATGCGAAATACAACACTAAGAATATATAATTTGCTACATTTAATAGTTTTAAAAAGGTTACCGTATTTGTAGTTACTATTGAAGTACCCATTAACTTATATTTAAGATTTTTATTACTCATTTTCTCATCCTCAAAATTTCTCTAAGGTCTTATAACATTATTTTTATATATATTAAGTATATGTATACTTGTACTTGCTGTAACTATTCTACAGAGAAACATGCGAATTATATAAGACATCTTGAATCATCCAAACATAAAAGAAAATTTGAATCTATCTCAGAATCTATGTCTAAAACCAACGACAATAACTTATTACTTACAATGATTTGCAAAATGGAAGAAAAAATTAATGCGTTATCTATCAACAATAAACAATTAAAAGATAGAGTATCAGTATTAGAAAATGCTTTAGACAATAAACAACATATTAACTTATCTACATCCGCTTCTGGAAATGTTACAGTTAACAATGGTGTTATTATTAATCACCATACTTCTGTAAATATTCAGGTAAAAGATTTCGGAAATGAATCGATTGAACATATAGGACCAAAAGAAAGTTGCAAAGTACTTAATTCTCCCAATATGGCATTACGCAGCTTAATGGAACTAATACATTTCAATCCAGAGGCACCAGAATACCATAACATTCTATGGACTAATATGCAAAAGCCAATTATTTCGATTAAGAGTTCAGATGGAGTTAACGGATGGAGTTTAGTCAATAAAAACGATACACTTGAAGAATTAGCAAAAAACTTATCAAACTATTTAGATGAAATGGAAGATTCATATGGTGATAATATTACTCCAAAAAATAGAGAAAGATTAAGTGCACATAAAGATTTCATTAATATGGTAATCAATAATCCAGATACAGACTTGTCAAATGAAAGTAAAAAAGAAAAGAAAAAACTTCTATGCGCTTTAGGAGTTCATCTACATCAACTATCGAAAGCGCAGAAAACAAAAACATAACCATTTTCTCATTTTAGCTCGTTTTTTTATGAATTTACTCTCATATATCAACAACTATTAGTATCATAATTGCATTTTGAAACCCAAAAATGAGACGCAAAATTAGATGGAGAAGATAATTTTTTTTTTGAAACTATTTTTTTTTCAACTCCATTTTAACCCAAATATATATTTCCTCATATAATGACAATTCTTCCAGAAACACGTTTTCTTCATATTTTTGACAAATTCTTACATCTATTTGTGATTTCTTGTTCTCCAGACATTTTTGATTTCTTAGAGGGTTTTTTGTATCTTGCTTTTTTGTTTTTATTTTTCAAACTCTTAAAAAAAAAATCTCTTCTTCTTTTTTTCTCTTCTCATTTTCTCAAAAAAAAAATAAAAAGAGATACTAAAAGAGAGGATTATGACTGAAGGAAATCAAAAAAAAACGAGCTAAAATGAGATTTTGAGATTTTTGAGATAATCAGTTTTTACTATTTTACTGTAATACATCTAACTTAATCAGAAGAAACCATATAAATCAAAAAAATGACTATTTGTTACCGAGAAATATCATATCATACTGGTAAATAATATACTTGTTATTTGTCTCAAAACTATATAAGTTTTCCACCATATAATAATATAATTGTTATATGGCGGTTACAATACAATGTCCTTTGACTCAACAGGACATTATAGAATCGGTTATAGCACCAGATGGAATAACGTATGAGCGCTCAGCTCTTATGAAATATATAAGAAAATACCATAAGTCCCCTATAACGGGTGAGGCTATGGACTTATCTACTCTTGTTTATGAGGAAGATTATGTTGATTCTAAAGAAAACAAATCAGAAGAAATATTAGATTCTATTAGAAACGAATTAGAAGAATGTATCAAGCTAAAAAGGCAATTTCCAAATTTCGAACAAATACCCGAAAATATAAAGATTTCTATTGTTAAAAATCAAGAAAACTGGAGAATCAATGTTGAATCTACTATTAATGAAGATTTACCTGAAAAACTTGTTAAAAACATTGAATATAACTTATCATTCTCTTATTTTCAAATTAAGGATGATAAGTCAGTCTATACAAGTCTACATAGAGGCAATGGTATCATAGATGTACGTGGTTCTAAAAAGATTCAAAACATTACTGAAGGTATTATTACCAGGTATAGCTCTTTTACAAAAGAAAATCAGGTTAGGAATTGGTTGAATGATATCGAATCAGAACAAATACTGTCAAAACCATTGAGAATCATACTTGAAAAGGATCAAGAAAATGAATCTTTAATGAATAAAGATACGGAACATCTAATTCAACATTTGAATAGCGAACAACAGACTGTATTTAGTAAAGACTACTTCAAAACACTACAAATCGTAGAAGGACCACCCGGAACTGGTAAAACTTCTATTATTACAACCATGCTTGATTATATTCAAGAAAACATTTCATTAAGCAAAGAGAAGCATTATACCTTAGTCATATCTGAAAAAAATCGCGGAGTAGATGCTGTTGCAGAACGTCTAGATCCAAATAAATATAATCAAGTTATTTCATTCGGTTCTGATAATATTGGTGATTCTACTAAAAATTACTTGATTGAAAACAAACTAAGATACCACTCAATTGTTACTAATACTTATCAGCAAATATATGAATTAGAGCAGTCTTGTGAGCAAAAAACCCGTAAGATTAAGCGATTATTATACAATTCTTTACCAAAAAATGTTAATAAACAGCTTACATGGAGAAATATTGGTTACATACAATTTCAGATTAACAATGCTAATATTAGAAACTCCAAAAAGAAATCACAAATTAATGATGTTTTAAACGAAATGAACCAACTTATCACAAGTATTAATGAGGTATATGGGTCTTTATCTGAAAAACATAAAGAAGCTGAAACTAAATACAAAGAGGATTGTAATATTATACTCTCTACATTCGGTTCTTTACATCAAATATCGAATTTCTTAAAGGATATTGATAACATATCCTTCTCAATCATAATTGATGAATCGTCAACCTTATTGAGTTGGCAAGGATTCTATTTAGAACATTTTGTTAATGAACTTGGTGGAAGTTTAACAAATCTAATCATTGTGGGAGACCCTAAACAGTTGCCACCTTATTGGCCAGATAATGATAAGCCAAATCAAGAGAAAAGGTCCTTTCTTGATATTGCTAAACAAAAATGTGAATCCGTACAATTAGTTCAACAATATCGCATGCCTAATCAAATCATGAAAATTTTAAACAAAGAATATTACGTTGATAAACCTCTTATCTTATCTCATAATAGAATCATTAAAGATGAAATTAATTGGATACACAGCAATGGAGTTGAAATTGAAGAAAATCACGTTGAAGCTCATATGATTATCAATACTTTATCATCAATTCCTATGAATTACTCCATTATGGTTATTTCTCCGTATCGGAGCCAATGTGAAGTATTAACTAAATTATGTTCCCAATATTTACCACATATTAGAGTCATGACACTTGATGCAGTTCAAGGCCACGAAGCTGATGTTGTTGCAGTCAGTTTGGTTAAAACAAATCCAACTATGTTTCTAACTAAGAAGAGAACATGTGTTTTAGTTAGTAGAGCAAGAGAAAAATTGTTAGTATTTGGGAATCGGCAAGGTTGCTTAACATGTAAAAATGGTGCCTTAAGAAGATTAGCAAGATTCTCAGGAATTAAAATACCAAAGAATACTTGAAATATTATTTGTTTCTATAGATTATGATAGCTGAGTTGATCACATCTTATTCAAAAAAAAATAAAGTTACTGTTATCGCATACTTGTGTGTTGTTCTAATAGGAGTTTTTTCTACATTCTTTCTTATACCCAAATACTCTTCTGAACTTATGTCATCTTTTACAACAGGACAAAAAGCTAAAAATTTACTTATTGCAGTCGTATTCGCTTATATACTTGGAATGTTTACAGATGTTTTGCGTAAATATTCTGAAGACACAATGGTACCTGATTTTACCCAACATGTTCGAGAACATATTTATAAACTCGTTATGGAATCTCACTCCAGTGACCGTCAAGTCGAATTAGGCAAATTATTAAATGTTATGTCGAATTTCCCATATGTTGTTAGAAACGCCGCCATTGATTTTGTTCGCACATATATGCCTTACTTTGGAGCTATGCTCATTCTTATAATTTACTTTTTCACATTAGATAAAGAATTTGGTATTTTACAAGTTGTTACTTTTATTATTTATGCTCTTACTATATGGTTTAGTAGGAAAAACTGCGTTAATACAGCACAAGAATCTTATATTGATTTCATGAATCTTTCTGAATCAGTTCAAGATAAATTGTTAAATATTGATTCTATATATAACGCACAACAAGAAAAAAGCGAAATAGATAAATATAACGATGCTAATCATAAAAACATCCTGACTTATCAAAAAAGTCTCAGAACATTATGGAAATTAAGAGTCTTTGAAGAAACTTTATTGTGTGTATCATTCATTGTTTTCAATTACATGATATATAAACGCAAATTAGACAAGAAAACTGCCATAGCCTTATATGTAGGCGAAATTTACTACTTCCTACGCATATTACAATATATGCAAGTCAATTTACTTACCTTCTTCACATTAATAGGAGAAGCAAACGCAATGTCCGATTTTATGAACGAACTTGTCAATGCTAAAGATAAAAAAGACAATGCTAAATCAAAACAAAAGGGAGTTGTTATTACTCCTCCAAAGAAAAATGTACCATCTTTAACCATAGAAAATGCGTGGTATCGCTACGAATCTAACCAACCTTGGGTACTAAAGAATTTTAACTTTACTGCTACTACTGGCGATAGAATATGGATAAAGGGAAACTCAGGATGCGGGAAATCTACCCTATTTAAACTTATATTAGGAGGATTGAAACTAAACAAAGGCGTTATTAAATTATTTGGTAACTCTGATATTAATACTATTAGAGAAAATACAAGCATCGTCGATCAACATACCAAGCTTTTCCACGATACGGTTATGAATAATATATTATACGGAAATAAAGCTACAGAAGCCGATGTTAGAAAAATACTCAAAAAACTTGATACAAATATTTATGATAAATTACCTGATGGATTACATTCAGACGCTGGCGTCGGAGGAGAAAACCTCAGTGGAGGACAAAGACAACTAACTATTCTCTTGAGATGCTACTTCAGACCAGCCTCATTAGTATTAATGGATGAACCTATTTCTGCAATTGACCCTGAAAATATGGAAATTATATTGAAAGCAATTGATTTGATTTCAACCAATAGAACTTTACTTGTAATTTCTCATAGTGATAAAATAAGAGATGTAACTAACAAAGTTGTAGATATTTGTAGTTAATTTATTCATAAATAAACAGTTTCTTTCGACTTAAGAAGTGCCTTCTCCTTTGCTAAAGCATTTCGCAGCCTTTCTGCCGTCTTTTTCTCTTTAGCCGCTAGCTGCTTACGTAGTTGTGAAATGGTATTATTTTCTTTCGCCATCGGATACTCTCCTACTGAAATAACATTTGAATATACTACCTTGTATTCCTCTGAGCGAGGTTTTAAACTATCTAATTTCTCTAATTTTTCTAAAGGAGTATTTTTAATCTGAATATCCTCTTTGAATACATTTAGAAGCTTCTCATTATTCAATAACTCGTCCATTATCATCTCATTATTCTGAAATCTTTCTGGAAAATTAGACTGTTTAAAAGGATACAGTAGAAATTTAAAATATGGGTAGTTATCAACTATCTTGTTGAATAATTCAACATTCTCTCTACATAATCTATCAATACAATATGTTGTCATAACTGGACTGATTTTGTTATGTTTTTCATACCATAAAATTGAATGAGCTAAATAAAGATTTGATAGTATATCCGCCATTGTCCCTGAAATGTATTGCTCTGATTTCAACTTTCCACCCAAAAGGGCAACCAAATTAGATAATCCAGCAAAATACATTGTTTGTACACTTAGTTGTCCACTTTTAGTGAATGGTAATACGCAAGTTCTTATTGCATATAAATATGTACTTATCGAATGTTTTACCATTGGAATTATGGATTCTTTGAATTGTTTACTATCATCCTCCAATATAGAATCTAAAATATTATTGATATAAGGATGAGACTTATTCAGGCCCTGCCCGAAGATAATCAAACTTCTTGTTAGGATATTGGCACCTTCAACCGTTAGACCGACAGGAACTGACCTATAATATTTTTCCATGAAATTGTTGGGACCAAGACATATCGCCGCGCCAGCAGAAATCTCCATTCCATCGTTAATTACCTGCCTCGCCCTCTCAGTACTTTGTTGTTTCATGATTGCAGATAATACAGCAGGTTTTTCACCAGAATCTAATAACATATTTGTTAAAGAAATGGAAGAATTAATTAGATACGTATTGTAGGCCATGTCTACTAACCGCTCTCTAATACCTTGCATGTCAATAATATTTCTTTTGAACTGATTTCTATGTTTTGCATACAGTAAATTACCATATAATGATGCTTTAGAACTCCCTAAAGCTGTCGCTGGTAGCGATACGGCGCGACCCTCTGCTAAACAAGACATTAACATCGACCAACCTTCTCCAATCATATTCTCTCCTCCTATTACTTGGTCGAGTTCCACATAAAATCTACCTTTCAATGTGCCGTTTGGGAATCCATTATTGGCAGGATTATGGTATGTGTTTTGAATCAATCCCTTATGTGTCCGTTCAACTAAAGCAAGAGTAATACCTGCTTTGCCACTTGATAAGAGATTATCAGGATCTTCTAACTCAAAAGCTACTCCAATCAAATTAGAAATAGGAGCCAATGTGATATACCTTTTGTTTATTTCTAAATCTATACAGATTTTATCGTTAATCTTAACAACTCTTCCTTTGTCAATTGTTCCAGTTGCATCGGAACCGTTATTTGGTCCAGTCAATCCAAAACAAGGGATTAACTCACCCGATGCTAATCTTGGTAAATATTTTTCCTTTTGGTCATTTGTCCCATAATGTTGTAGTAATTCTCCTGGACCGAGTGAACTAGGGATCATAATCATCACACCTAAGGCGGGATTCGCTGTTACAATTCTTGTTAATATTCTACTTATGTTAGTCGTACTAGTTAAGCTACCGCCATATTTTTGATTAATAATCATTCCAAAGAATCCATTTTCTCCAATAGTTTCAAGTAAATCTTCTGGTAACTTCGGGTATGCGATTTCCTGATTACCGTATTTTTCTAAGAAATCATCTAATTTATTGTATAATTTGTCTTCATCAGCAGTGAATGAATTACTCGCTTTAGCAATAGGGACATGTCCTCTAAATATATCTCTGTCGATAGAAGTAGTTCCTGACCTCAAAGCTATGAGTTCGGTATCAGAAATTTTGGGTATAATTCCTTTTACAATTTTAAAAACACGATTCATATTTAACAAATATCTAATAAATTGGTTATATTAAACGCTGTTTTATATTCTATGATGAAGTTTAACAGAATATGTCTGCGCTATTACCATTATCTTCAATAATGATATGGGTTTCTTCTTCGTCATTCTTCAATCTCTTACCCGTCCATGATTTCTTTCCAGACTTAGGATTAATACTAGCTGGTCCCCATTTCTTCTCTAGATATTGTTGAAGCTCTTTTCTACTGGGAGGTTTATCAGAAATAGTTTTTTTAAACCACAATTGAAACAAGCTATAAAGTTCTCCCAGTTCAAGGGAGGCAGATGGTATACTACTATCAATGTTTTCAACTAAGAAATCGCTAAAGTTATCGTTCATCTCTTGATACTCGTTTGTAGCACATAGTACAGCTTCGGGTTCTTTGCAGCCCTTTTCTTGGAAAATCTTATAATGTTGTGTAAGTAACCAGAAAAAAGGTTTTGCCCATACCTTGAGTTTCCTTTGTAAGTCGTAATCAATTGGAAATTCATCGGGACAGTTTGGGTCAGGATTTTCAACGAATTTAGAATTGAATTTAACTACTCTAAGACGTCTCCATGTGCCACCGTCATCGGCAGGCACCTTCGGCAATTGATTACACGTACAGAAGATGGTAAACTGAGGATTGAAATCAAATGGTTCCTTATGTAAAGTTCTGACGGTTATAGTATCACCACCTGATAATTCTTTCAAGACTCCTACTTGAAATGTCTCACCCTCGTTTGGTTCTTGCATAACAACAAATCTTTTACCAACAAGCCTAGCGATCTCAGGTTGCGGTGCAGAACCCGAAGCTCTTTTACCTGTTAGACTTGCAATAGGTAATTTTGCACAATATGCACCAAAGGCGTATTCGTACAGTTCTATCAGCTTCGACTTACCATTCCCACCGCCTCCGACGAACAGATATACGTGTTCGCCTGAGATTGACCTACCGTCAAATGATGTTGCTAATATACATAAAACATAATCCCTTACTTCTTTATCGGGAAGGATTTGTTTTAGAAATTCCATCAAATCTTCTATAATTGGGTCATTCCAGTGGTATTCTTCCCAATCAGTACCAGTAGAAAGGCTAATATAATCTTCGCATCTACTTTCTCTAAATATACCTTTCTCAAGATCATAAACTCCATTTTTCAAAGCAACAAGAGTTTTATTTGTATTCAATATTTCTTCAAATTTATCAGTGTCAAATGCTGCCGATCTTTCCCGACTCCAATAAAATTGTTCGGCTGCTTCCTCTAAAACTTGTTTTCTGAATCTCGCCGATTGTAATAACCTCGCAATTTTGAAAGTTTCACTTCCAATTGCAACGTATCTTTCATAGCTTGGTTGACCTTTTCTTAATTCAGCAAGTCGTTTATATTTTTGAGAAACATTCATGAAATCTTGATGCAGATTTTGTCCTAATTCTAGCTTTAATCCGATATCACCATCCCCTTTAGTCCACAAATTTCCATTAAATTCATACCATTCTTTGCGTTCATAATTAGAACAAACGAAAAAGGGTTCAACTTTTTGTTTTAAAACAGATACTACGTTATAGATGATTTCATCATTACTCTGTTTCTTCTCTTTCGAGTCTTTATCATTTGAAGTATGGTTCACTATTTTACAAATATGAAAATCAAGGTCGCTTTGAATTATTTCA